TGGAGGTCAAGCTTTAGCATCATCTAAAGGCCGAGAAGGTCAACCTGATATGCAAGCTGAACGTGAACGTATCAAGATGTATGAAGTTATGTTAGGTGAAGAAGAATTAATAATTGCTGGAGATGCTGCTGCTAGAACTACTGAGTTCTCAGGTCTTAATAAACAGATAACTACTAATTCTGGTTCTGTAACATTCGTTACTGCATCTGGTGTCGGTTCTTGGTGTCAATCATTATATAGATATGGTGCTAATCCAACTCTCTTGCTTTCATCTGCTAGACAGTTGCAAGCTCTCGCTGACGATCTCGAAAAATCAGGCTCTATTCAAAGAGTTGTGATTAACCAAGGTCAACAGGGTGGAGTGATTGGTGGACTTGCTTTATCAAAAGTAGTCAATCCTGTCACTGGAACTTTGATTGATGTCATGCCTTCTCGTTTCGTTGGATACGGTGGTTTACTCTTAACTGAGAAATCATCTGCTGGCGAAAACTGGATTGAAATGGAAGATCTTATCCCAATGAGCCGAGTTGATGTCCCATCAGGTACTTTCTCATATGTCAGTTTCATCCTTGAATCTGTCGCATGTAAAGTCATCGGTGAGCCATTCCAGCTCAAATTTAATTGTGGTGCTTAAACACGCAATAAATTGATGTTATATTCCATCACCTATGTTATAATAGGTGATGGAAATAATAAAAACAAAAAGAGGAACTCCTGAATGGAGAGAAAAGATAAGCAAGGGTAGGAAAGGTAAATCTGGACCAGGCTACTGGAAAGGTAAAACCCATACAGATGAATATAAAAAAAATATGAGTGAATCCTTATCTGGAGAAAACAATCCTAGATATGGAATAAAACTCGATAAGAACCTTAAAAATACAATAGGTAATTCCATTAAGAATTTTTATTCTAAAAATGGCACTGACCATTTAAAGGGTACTCGACCACAAACAAGTGATTCTTTAAAAGGTCATAAACTTAGTGAAAAAACTAAATCTAAAATAGCAAAAAAAGCTATTGGTAGACTTCAGTCTGTTAAAACACGTATGAAAAGAAGTAATTCCCTAAAAGGTGAATTATGCTATCTTTGGAAAGGTGGTGCTACGGCAAAAAATAAATTAGACAGAATGAGTGTAGAATATAAGTTATGGCGTGAGGCAGTATTTAAAAGAGATAACTATACTTGTCAAAAATGTAATAAAAGAGGATGTATAAATTTAGAAGCACATCACATCAAATCATTCTCAGAAAATATATCTGAAAGATATAATATTGATAATGGCATTACCTATTGTATTAAATGTCACTCGGAGGAGGATAAGCTCAGAAACAGGTTTATTAAAAAATAACAAATGACAGGAAGAAATAACGAAATAGTTTTAGGGTACTGTAACGAGGTCGATGTTGAGAATTTTCTTCTTATGGACATTGATGATAGTTTCAGCCCACAATTACAATCTTGGATTGCTTCTGCCGAAGCGATAATAAACGGATACCTTGGATATACGACTACTTCAGGAATCCTTACTGAAAAAATTGTTGGAGAAAAAATACCAATTAGAGTCACACCAGAGGGAGATCTTGTTATCTTCCCACGTAAAATACCAATTGTTTCTGTTGAAGCGATTAGTCTTGTTAAAGGAAGAAGTTCTATAAATTTGACTATTACTGTTGAAGGTGAAGATAAGTTTGATATACCTACAACAGCTGATTGGATACAATATCCAGGATATGAGTTATCAACATCTGGAGGGACTTCAGTTATGACTAGTTTCTATGATATTAAAGGAAGTAATGGTTTTGTAAAAATTGATTATACTGCTGGATTTAATACTATTCCTTATGACATTAGAATGGCAACTGTTAATTTAGTTTCAGACATGGTCATGAGACATACAAACAAAGAAGGTCTAGCCTCTATCACTCAAGGAAGAGTTTCTAAAAGATGGGAAACAAAAGATGGTCAATCTGATTTTGTTAAAGATGCTTATGAGTTATTAAGTTCATATAGAATTGCTTCGCAATGGTTACACTAAATGTCATTAATAACAGATCAAGTAATTAGTATTTCAAGATTAGTTAAACGAACTGAAAATAGTTCTAAAGAGTTGTATCAAATAAATGAAGCTCTAACTTCAATAAAATGTCAGATTCAGCCAGCAGGAGCAGAAGAAATTGCTATATCTGAAGGAGTTTTTGGTCAAACAGCTCTTTGTTTTACTACCCAATCAGGAATTAAATCTGGGGATAAAGTTACAGTTTCTGGAACAGGTCAAACATATCGTGTTAGAGGAATTGAAGATTGGTCTCAGATAGATATCGAACCACATTTTGAAATAACTTTAATTGAGATGGAAGAGGAGGAAATTTAATGGCATATGAAGTAATAATAACAGGAGATAAAGAACTCACCAATAAATTAACTACAATGGCAAAAGAAATTGGAATCGGTACTGAAGAAATTCTTGACAGAACTGCTGATCAAATAACTACAATGTTGGTTGATAAGGCACCAGTATTTACTGGAGAATTGAAACAAAGCGTTGGGGTAAAAGAAGAAGGTCCTGGTTTTAGAGTTATAGGCCCTGGGGCAAAGTATTCAGCAGTTGTTGAAAGAGGAGGAGGTCCAAGTGGATTACCAAATGTTTCTGACTTAGAGGATAGGATTTTTTATGGTGGTAAACGAGGTGCTTGGGCTTTTGCAAAATATCTTAAAAATACAGGTAAATCTTTTCGTGATGGTAGTTGGTTTGTTAAACAAACAGCTACTGCTGCTCAAGGACTGTTTTTTACCGAAGTTAATCGTTTGATATCAATGATAACAAGATGAGTATCGATATAATAAGGACAAAAATAGTCCAAAAACTTAATGAGATGAATACCATTGAGGCGGCCTTTAATTGGGAAACTAGTAATCCTGGTGGACATTATCCTTATGCTACTGTAACATTGGCAGGAGGAACTGGAGAATTTAGATCAAGTGCTTATAATCAGAGACAAAGAAACTTCAGCGTGAAAATATATCAAGAAAGGAGTAAAATAGGTCAAGGTCCAGAAGCCGCAGAAGATATAGTAACTAATGTCATTGATGAATTAGAAAAAGCATTTGATATGGATACAACATTGTCGGGAACATGCAAATATGTCATTCCTGTAAAATGGGATGCTCGATATCAAGATCGAGAAACCGATACAAGATTATTAGATATAGATATAGAAGCCGTTGAACTGGTTAACAGTCAATAATTATTTTTTATATAAACCTTAAGGAGGTGAAATAAATGGCTATAACAATTGGAAGATTAGGTTACTTAGGTTTAGGTATTGAATCATCTGTCGGATCGCCCGCAGTTGCCTCAGTCTACCTTCCTTTTACCGAATCCTCGATGAGAGGACACCACGAACCAATCGAAGTTACTTCTTCTCGAACAAGTAGAGCAATGGATGTTGGGTCTGTTATTGGTAAGAAATGGAGTGAGGGAGATGTCAAACTAGATTTAGATATAGTTAATTCAGGATATTTGTTTAAATTAGCTCTTGGTAATGAACAACTTGCAACAGGAACTCCAAACGTTCATACATTTTATGTATCAACATCTGGAAATACTCCAAAGACAGCAACTTTGATTTACGGACGAGATACTGACGTTGAACAGTATTCTTACAGTACTTTAGACGAACTAAAAATTGATGTAAAAGATAAACTTGCTGAGTTATCAGCATCTTTTAAAGGATCTTTCCCAACAGTTGGTGCAACTCAAACAGTCACAACAACTTCAGGGACAGTATTCTCTTTTAAAGATCTTACTGCAAAATTTGGTGCATCTTTAACTGCCGCTGGTATTGCAACTGCAACTCCACTTAATGAATTATCATTAACTATTTCAAACAATGTTGAAGTTATCCACAGATCTGGAAGTGCTGATGTTTCCGCAATAAGAAACAAAGGTATTAAGATTTCAGGATCATATCGACTTTTCTTTGATTCAGAAGCAGATAAGAATGCCTATTATAATTTGAATAAGAGAGCTATGAAACTTACTTTCGCTGGCAATGCTAACGAAACATTAGTTATTAATATTCCTCAATTCAGACTGAATGAAGGTGAAATCAATACAGGTCTTGATGATTTCTTTGCTATAACTGCAAACTTCGTAGCAGAAGATGTAGTTGACTCAGGAACTAGACTTATTGATGTCGTATTATCAAATACAAAATCAACTACTTATTAATTAATTTAAAAAAAATAAATAAATGGATCAAATAATTGAAAAAATTGAAGTTAAACTTCCCGTGACTGGACAAGTTGCTGTGATTAGTTCTTATTTAACAACAGGACAATCACGGGAATTACAAAAGATTTTATTAAGCGATGGAAATGTCGATGCCACATCTGGTAAAATTGACAACATTAACCCTACAACATATTTAGTTATGCAAGATAAGGCATGTGAGATGTTAATAATAGAGTATACCGATGCAAGTGGAAGTCGTCATGTGTTTAATCCAGAGTGGTTATATAATCTTCCTGTAAAGGACGGTGATGTTATTTATTCTAAAATAAATGATATAACATCGAATTCTTCACTCACGGATAATGAGAAAAAAAACTAACTAAGGAGGTGATTTCCTTACTCTATGGTGGGTCGGGAACCTCCGAAAGTTACAAAAGATATATAATATGCAAAGAATTTGGTTGGGATTATCATACATATATGAATCAACCAGTTAAGTTTATAGAAGAAATTTTAATAATAATGAACCAAGAAGCTCAAAAGAATCAATCTGAAACTGAAAGAGCTCAGAAAAAACATGGCTAGTGGAGAAGAAATACAAGTAAAATTAACGCTAGTTGATAATCTCTCTTCGGGATTACAGTCAGCTGTTGGTAAAGTAAATTCGGCAATGACTGCCATCAGTTCTGGTGCGGTCTCTGGCATGTCAACTTTTCAAAATTCATTTAGTTCCGCTGTTACTGGTTTCAATAGTTTTAAAGATAAAATAACTGCTGGAACCAGTGGAATAACAGACATGGTTGGTAAAGCCGCCACTGGTATCGGTAAATTCTTTTTTGACATGAGTTCTCAGGCTAAATGGGCATCTGCTTTTGCAACTGCTCAAATGGCAACTTGGGGAGAAAGTTTAGTTGGATTGGCTTCTAAGTTTGAACGTTTGAGTTATGCTGCAGATTATCTTTTAAAAGGTACTACACAGAGTTCTGCTGACTTTGCAAAATCAATAAGATCTCTCGCTAAGGACACCATGTTTAACGTTGATCAAATGGCTGATTCTATGGTTAAATTGGTTGGTAACACAAAAGATGTTGGTAAATCAGAAACATGGTTACGAAACTTAGCTGATGCTGTTGCGGCTACTGGTGGTAGTTATTCTGAACTTGAGGGTGCCACTAGAGCAATGATTCAAGTTAATTCAAAAGCTAAATTATCTTCGGAAGAATTAAATCGACAATTTGCTAATGCTAACATTCCCGTCATCCGAGCTTTAGCTGAGGCAATGGTAAAAGATGCTAATAATCCTCTTTGGAAATATATTGGAACCGCTGGAACTGCAACTGGTGCAAACAAGACATTAACTAAATCGTTTGAAACGGCAAGTTCTTCTATTGGAATTATGTCTAAAAATATTGATATCCAGAAAAAATCTCTAGATCAACTTGTAAAAAAAAGTGGACAAAAGTTAGGGACAGAAAGTTTTGATAGATGGGCTAAAGATAATGAAAAAGCTGCTTTGGCGATTGAAAAACATCAATTAAGTTTATCTAAGGCTGAGAATGCCTATACTAAAGCTAACGGAACAATATCTCAATATAATAGTGCAATGACTAAAAGTACTACTAGCACTAAATCAGCAAAAATGTCGGTTGATCAAATTATGGGTGCACTCCAAAGTGTTGGCGATCTTAATATTCCAGGATCAATCGGAGCTGAGGCTATCTCTAACGCTCTTAAATTGGCTTATGGAGGTTCAAACAAAGAATTACTCAAATCGTTCGATGGTCAAATTTCTCTTATTGGAGATACTTTGAAATTAACAGCATTAAGTTTTATGGGACTAGATGAAAGTTTTAAACCTGTAAAAGGTGGTTTACTTGATTTACTTAAAAGTGCCTTAGTTCCTATATTGGCTTTTTTGAATGATCATCAAAAAGATTTAATCGCATTTGCTAATAACATAACTAAGAGTACTCCTGCGATGTTAACACTCGCAGGTGTAATTGTCGGTATTGCTACTCCAGCGTTAGTTATGCTTATTGGACCTTTAGTGTTAATGGGAGCGAAAATGGCTCTTTTAGGATTTATTGTAGGTAACTTATATGAGATATTATCAAAAAATGAATCTGTAATTGCTTTGGCGAATAGGATAAAAGATCTTTGGGATAGAGTAGGAGGTTTGCAAGGTATATTTACTATTT